AAACTGCTTGACGCCATCAGCATCTTGGATCATGTCTAGGTTAAATGCTGTCTCTTGTACGCCTGCTGCCTTCTCTGTAGGAGTAGGTGAGGGTTTACCCGTAGTAGGCATCTGAGGCATGGACTCAACAATGACTTCTCCCTTAGCGCCTGTTTCGCGGATTACCTGCGACTGACCTACCTTGCCTTGGTCTACTCCTTGTGGGAGGATAGGGCGCTCTGTGCGTACTGGCGCCTCTTTAATTGCTTTGCGTAATAAAGCGCCTGGCCCAGCTACTTGTGTAGGCTCAAACTCTTGGCCAGCATCAGTCAGCGGGATGAGCTCGTCTAAGCGAACCTCTGGCGAAACTATCTGCTCCGACTCTTTGTCCGCAGATGACAGGCTATCTAGGCGATCGGTTAGGGATGGGATACTCATTTATTTTCCTCTTGTTGCGTTGCGACTGCGGCACCGCCAGCGCCTAATAGCATATTTGGGTTTGTAGGATCAAACTCACCTTTATTAAATACCGACTTTACCTGCTCAGGCTGAAATGCTACGTAAATGGTACTAGGGTTCTCGGCCTCTTTGGTGGCAAATCTACCAGCTGGCCCGTGATCTACTACATTCTTAATAATAACGCCGTCATAACCTTGCTCTCTAGCAAGCCTAGCCACATCATCAGTAGATACCATCTCATCCATTCCAGCGTTGAAGTAGGAAAGTAGGTCATCCTCACTACCATCAGGCAATTCTACAATCGCATTAGATCCAGCCCGATTCCAGTTAGCCCCGCCAAAATCTACAATAAATGGTTTTTTAAGACTTAAATAAGCAGGCACCATATTATGCTCGGAGCTGGTATTGTAGGTCGCGGCTACGTCTGGAGACGAGCTAAAGAATGTGCCAGTACCAGCAGACTTACCTTCAGAGCGCATGGGATCAAACGACTCAAAATCGCCGCGTCTTGCGTGATAAACAACGACAGGCTTGTTTTTATCATCAACTACTTTTGACTCACCAAACCAATTCTTAAATGCCTTTGTCTCTACTTTTGGCGCTTTAGGAATAACTACCTCAGATCCTGATATATCCTGGATAACTTCTTTAGCGGGCATATTCTTAGTAGCTTTAATTGCTTTGCCTACCGCCTTAACGCCTTGTATAGCTGCCTCTGGAATACCTGGGGCTGGCAGGAATGTGCCTACCTCTTGAGCTACGTCTACTGCTTTTTGGCGCTCCTCGCGATTCGGCACACCTTCTTTTAATACTGGAGGAAACGGTACGTCTATCTGAGTGCCTGGGATACGAACGCTAGTATCCGCTAAGATTTCCTCAGTAGTCGCAAACGAACGCTGGCCTAAATACTTCTCTGCGCCTTCCTGATTAATCATATCCAAGATAGAACGAATATCGCCAGGCAAACCACCAATTTGGGCAGCTGCTCCGCGCAATGCTCCAGCCAAAGTATCTAGCAATCCAACAGCCATCTTTTCTCTGTCTTGCTGGGTAGGTTGTCCAGGCTTAGGTACATTTAAACGTGTACCAACAAAAGCCTTATCCATGCCGGCCATCTCAGGCTCAGGCGCAGATACCGTTACCTTACCAGCTGGCACGACTTCCTCTGGCATCATCATGCTTTTAGCTACATCTCGCATATACAATTCGTCTAGCATCTTATAAGCCTTTTTGTATTCTTAATATTGAGTCTGCCTCTGAATCACTAAAACCTAAGCGCTTTAAATCTTCTTTGGTATAGGTCGTGCTGCGGTTATATACTACTTTTTTATCTTGAAACTTTTTCTCAATTCGATCTTGTTTGGCTGTATTTGATTTAATGACTAATTGAGCTGCCTCGCCCTTAACCAAAACCTGAGCAGCCTCAAGCGGGTTAAATGCCTCACCATCTGCGCGAGCTTTTTGCTGGAGTATTTGCAGCTGTGTATTTAAATCTGCAACCGTTTTCTTTTCCTGACCAAAGCCTGGCGCCATCATATCGGGAACGCCTAGCGAGTTACGAATAAACTCACGCGCCCGAGTCATCTCAGGATTATCGTTACGAACAATCTTCTTGAGGTCATTTGCTTGTTTCCAAGTAATTACTTTATTGTTTGCTAGATTGTCAAAGTAAGACTCGCCGACTACCTGACGATCTGCTAATGACTCAAACTGGCCGTACATCATTGCGTTAGCTCCAGCGCCTTCACCGCTAATCAATGCTTTGCGCTGCTCATCCGGCAAAGTAATCCCAAGAGCTTTAGCTTGATTCAATACTTGCTGACCGCTGATCTGACCAGCGTAGAACTGATCCTCAATCGCGTTCATCTTATCTTCATTGACGGCTGCGTTTAATTCGCTTGTGCGCTTCCATGCGGTAGCTACTTCACCGTTACGGTCTACGTACATCTTAATTAGCTTGTCTTTATTAACGCGAGTCATTACGCGGTCTAACTTGCCAAAGTCACCAGCCTGCATCTTACGCAATCCCTCTACAGGATTCTTAGCAAACTCTGGGCTAGCTGTGTAATCTACAATCGCGCCCAGCAATGCGCGGTCAAAGTCTGCACGTTTCTCAGCAAAGAACTGCGGATCGTTTGTTTGCCCGGCAATATCCATTACTCGCTGGCGCTCAATTAAGATACGCTCTGCCAACAGAACTGGATCCTTTTCTACTCGCATTAGATCAGCAATGATAGTAGGCGTCTGCGAGATTAAGTCATCTGCGTTTGCTTTGACGCCTTCACCATAAATCTTATAGGCGCGGTCTGCCGCCTTGGCGTATACAGGAGCTCCAGCGCTACCAGCAGATGCCCTAAAGCGCAGGCCTTCCTCTGGTGATATGCTAGAGATAGCTCTGCCATATCCATCTGTAATCGCTTTAATTTCAGACTGTACGTCTTTTAAGTTAAACGAGCCAGCATCAACCATGCCGCTAAGGCGCGAGAACTCATTACGTACTTTTACCTCTAATTCATTGCGGAGTTGAGCTGCTTGCACTTTACGAGCTGCATTGCCAAACGTAGTGCCAGGCTCTGCAAACAATTCCTGTGGGCTCTTACCAGCCTCCATAGCAGCCATGACTTGATCTGCGCTTGGCTGATTCTCTGCGCCGTACTGTAAGCCTTCACGCTCTGCTTGCTCGGCCGCTTTCTTAAATGCAAAATCAGATACGCGATCTAACGCAGATGTAATTGCAGTTAGCTGTGCAGCAGACTCTTTCACGTCAGCACGATCCAATCGTGGAATATCAGCAGGCAAAAGACCTGTTGGCTGGTAGAGCGGAAGAGTTGCCATATTAACCTCCACCTCCTAAAGCAGCACCGCCACCACCGCCACCGCCGGATGGTGCGCCGCCCATAGATCCATAAGATGCGGCAGCCATACCTAATTTACCAGCAGCATTAAAGTAGCCTGTGCGCTCCGCTGTAGCTCCAGCATCCTCATACAGACTAGCCTGGATCAATCCATTACGGCGCTGGCCTTCTGCACCAGATAAAGCAAACGCAAACTCTTTGCCGCCGCGAGTACTGTTTACCGCTTGAATTAATCCGGCAGATCCATCAAAAGCATTTACACCGCCAGCAAAGCCACGGGCGATTACAGCTGCGTTAGCTGCATTGGTACGCTGCAATATTTGATTAGCTTGAAATTCATACTTAATCGCTGCGCGCTCAGTCTCAATGCGAGTTATAGCCGCCTGTTGGTTATAGTACTTTTTCTTGTCCTGGCCTTCTTTAATAGAGCCGTAGGCCGATACTACAGCTAACGCTATCGCAACTGCTGCCATGCTATGTCCCCTGATGTGTAGCTACTTTGTACTCCATACCTAATAAAGTCATCTTTAAAGGTATGTCCTGAGATACAGTAATCTTAGCCTCTTGCGAGTAACCTAAGATTCCATGCAATGTTTTAGTTCCCGTAAACTCTGCGACTGGCTGATCTAAGATGTCGCCAAAAGCGCGGAACGGAATCTGTGTGCCATTAATCTTCATGTGTTGCGTATCTACAACAAGTGCGTTTACTTCAACAATGCGCTTTTTAAATCCAATGCGTGTGCCTGTTTGCAACTTTAAATCGACTGGCATGGTGCGAGCCTCAACCGCAATAGGCAGGCCAATCTCGTAAGATGATGCCGTAGCTCTAGGCAGGGTTACAGTACCGCCAGCAGGCACAGCCTGGTTAGCCTGTACTGCGCCATCCTCAAGGATATTAACGGTCTCCGTTACTAGGTGCGCCATCGTTACTGTGCTCACTACGCCTGTGCCAGATTTAGCTGAGTCTGTTAATAAGTCGTTATCAAAGACCTCTACGTAGTATTGGTTTGCTCCGTTTACATTGCGGCGCACAACGGTATATATCGTAGATATATCTACGCTGACATCAATGTATGCGCCATCTACTGTAATGAACTCAGATGGGGCAATGACGTTCTGTGCGCGTAGCAGAGAAAAGACGGCCATAGTGCCATCGGTAGTATTGGTAATCAAAAGCAAATCATTCTCATCTGTAGCAACAGACCTACGCAAAGCTAGGCGACTTGGCCCTTTGAGCAGATGGCCAGCCAGCAATGAGATTTTCTGGGTAACGTAAGTGGCTTGAGTATCGGTATACGCAAACTCATTTAGCGATTTACCTTGGCGCTGAATAAACAGAGTGCCTGACTCTAGCTGCTGAACGCGTACGCCCTGCTGGGTACCGTTACGGCTAGCAGTCTTTACAAAGAAGTTGGTAGGGGTGATTGGATCTAGTCCATTTTGCGGAACGTAGAACTCACCGCCAGTCGTAAACACTTGCAAGTCGCGGCCAGAGATAATATCGACAATCGCGTTAAATGTATTAGTGTCTAGCGTTGCCTCAACCGCGTCATCATCTAAACCTTCAGTAGCCTCAAAATCAAAGAAGAGGCCAACCTTAGAACCCCATACAGTACTAGGGCGAGACTTAGAGCCACCAAAGTACAAACGACCTTCGTGGAAAGTAACAGAGCGAGGCCAACCTTTTCCGCTAGACCATACAGCTTCGTAACCAGATTCATAGTCCCATTGCCCATTCGCGATAGCAGAAGTATTAAAAAATGGAAACTCAGTAATAGCGTCTACTGAAGTACCCGAGTTATAGCGCACAATCTTAGCGCGGCCTTGCGGCTGTGCATTGACATATTGGCCTACGCTGCCAGCAGTAAACACGCTAGAAGATGCAGTCAAAGTAACCTTGCCTGATACAGCTGATGGAGTCAGAGTCCCGGCTGGGTTAGTCACCGATACTGTAAATGCGTACTTAGGAATAGAGTCAAACGTAATTGCGCTAGCAGTCCATGTAGCGTCATTAGCGCCGCGAACGATGCTAATCGGCGCAACGTCAGGATGCACCACAATCAGCGTATCAGCCGATTGAGTCCATACGATATTAGCTAATCTAGCACCAGTTAAGCTAACACCAGATGTATCTAGGTATGGATTGCCAGAGCCGTTAATATTTGTAATTAGTACTTTATTCTTAAATATGTACATCCGATTATGCGTAAAGCACAGCATATAGCTGTCAGATGTAGAGAACTCAAACTCAACTAAGCGCACGCCGTTAGCCGCAGACTCAGTACTGGAGTTAGGTAATGACGCAATGTAACGCGAGCCGGGCCTACGGCGAATACCGCCTTGTGGCTGGCAGACTACGTTAGTTGCCTTCTCTAATGCGTTTGTATATGCAGTTAAATCTACACGGGCGCGGAGCAATGGATCAAGCTCACCCGTAGAGAAGTTGGTTTGTATGCTTACAAAGCGACTCATTAATACCTCACGTTAATAAGTGAGAAGTCATTTATAGCGTTAGTAGGATTGCCAGCGCCATCAATATTCATGGCCTGACGCAGATAGCCACCGCGGCCATTCTCGCCTGGCGCGCCTGTAGCTACAGATTGCCAGTACTGGCTTTTGTCTGTTTGGTCGGTAATAGGCAAGGCGAGGTGCCAAGTCATCATGTACTTGAGGAGCTGCACAAAATAGCTAGGCATCTCGTACTCAGGCACAGAGTACTGATAGTCAATATAG